TGGACACCGGGATCGAATGCCCCACGTCGGCGGCCAACGCGTTGCCGACATAGATTTTCCGTGTCGCCGCATACGTGCCGTGCTCTTTGCGCTGCGCTTCGATCTGTGCGGACAGCTCACCCGTCGGGTCCAGCTCATCCGGGTCAGGCATGGTCATGCTGTTGCTTCCTCTCTTATTCGGTGAGGGCGGGGACAAGGAACGGCCGGGCCGGCCTGTGACGGGTACCGATTTCGCCGAAGACCATGTAGAAGTAGACCCGCTCCCAGCCGATGCGGGCCTGCCACTCCTTGTCACGCCGGTCCAGGTACGGCTCCGAATGGATCGACTGCCCACCCGCCCCGGTGGCCTTCGGCGCCGCGGCCTGCGCCCGGCGGGTCGGCTCCACCGCCGCGTCCATCACGGTCGCTTTGATCTCCTCCGACTGGAAGAACTCCTCGACCGCCCTCATGTCGACAACCACGCGCACGTCGGGGGATGTCACGGCGCCGCCCACCCGAACAGGGCACCGACGCGCACGGTGTGCGTGTGAGTGACGATCGTTTCGTCGTCGGTCGGTTCATAGTCGCCGAACCCGCCCGAGTTGCCCACGACGGACAGGTTGCCGCCCAGCTTCGGGTTGGCTTGCAGCACACCGCCGATGGCGTTGTCGATGGCCTGCGCCCATTCGTCGACCACCTCAAAATCCCGCACGGTGCGCGACTGGACCCGGACGTACAAGGTTTGGTCCACAACCTCCCGGACCAGGATGCCGGGACCCTCCTCGGCGGCTTCGTCCTGCACGTACTTCCACCCGCCGCCGTAGATGCACACCCCGCCCATCTCGCCGACCCCCAGGTACTTGACCGTCACCTGCGGCCACCCGTTCGCGATCGCGAGCAGGTCGAACGCGCCGCCGCTACCGGGTTCGGCCTGCGCCCGCAGCAGCGTGATCAGGGCCTTCTTCGACGGCTGGCCGATGGTGAAGGGCATGGTTACGCGAACCCCCCGACCTCGAGTTGCTGGCCGAGGTATGCGGCGTCGACCTCGGGGATGCCGGTGCGGTCCTTGGACGGTGCCGACATGCGGTACACGCCGCCGTCGGCGATCGTGAAAGAGATCGCCCGGTACGGTATGGCCGTGTCGGCTAACGTCAGCCGGTTGCGCAGGTGGATTTTCCCCGCGGTGCGGATCTCCTCGGGCGGCATGTCAAGGCCGTGCTCATACTCGACGATGATGTTCTCCCAGCCGAGCGGCCACGCCGCCCCCGAGGTGCGTGTGAGCACACCAGACGGCGACACCGCCACGGCCGCCACGTCGGGTGCGTCCCAGTCAACCCCCGCGATCCGCACCGCCCGCAGCGCCCTCAGGGCGATCCGCGGCACCACGAGCTGGTTGGTTCCCCGGCCGGACAGCACGACCCGTTCGAACCGGGGAACGAACGCAACCCCGGCGATGCGTTCCGCGATCTGCTCCACCTCAATGCGTTTCTCGACGATGTCCGCATTGGAGTGCACCGCTACGGGAAGCGTCGGTTTCATGTTGCGGGCCTCGGCGATGCCGAACAGGAACCCGCCCACGTGCTCCGCATAGTCCCGCACGGTGACCGAGGCCCCGCCGAAGCTGCCGGTCCAGTCCACTGTCCACGCGTCGAGCACAGCCGACGCCGGCAGGTCGAAGGTGTAGATGCCGTCGCCGGGCGTCCCCACCGTTGCAGTCCCGGACGTGACCACCGTGCCGTCGAGACGTTTCACGTCGACGGTGACGGTTCCGGCCGCGTCCGTGCCCACACCGTCCGGCAGGAAGGTGTGGGACACGGTTTGGCGGGTGGTCTGCAGCACCCGCACCAGCGACGGCACAGAACCTCCTGGCTACGTGGTGGACTTCGGCGGTGTGGTGCTGCGGCCTACCGGCGCATCCGACGCGCCCAGACGGCTCTCACCGGCCTTGGCTTCCTTGGCCTCGGCCGCCTCGGCTCGTTTCTCGGCCGCCTCCGTGCGTGCGTCCTGCGCGGCTGTGGCCTCTTCGTGTACCATCTGCGCCTCCGCGCGGTCCTCGTCTGTGATCGGCTCGACCGACATGCCCTCGGGGAGGTCGTCGGGGTCGACCCCGGCGGCCACCAGCGTCTTGGCCAGACGCTGCTGTGAGTCGGGATCACTTCCTGCGGCCGGAACTGCGGCCGCAGCCTCGCCGGGTACCTTCGTCGTCATCTGTTTCCTCCTCAATGGACTTGCGGGGTCCGGTAGTTGAGGTGCACCGGGTGCACGTCCCAACAGATCGGCACGTCCTGGGTGACGTGCAGGTAGTGCCACATCGAAAACTCGACGTCGCCGAACTTGTTCGACCACTTCGCGTCGATGAACGCGCGGACGAGCTTTGCCGGTAGGTACACCATCCCGAGACCGAACAGGTTGCATGTGGGCTGACCCGTGCCGACAGGAACCGCCCCGACCGGGTTGGCCATGCCTTTGGGCTCGCCGTCCCAACTTCGATGCGCCCACACCGGTTCAGAAAGCATGTGCTCGTAGTAGATCCGGTAGGGCGCAACGATTACGGACTCTCGCCACCACCTACGCGCCGTTGCCGCGAACTGAACCAGGTCCTCTTTGGACACGGCGATGTCCCACTCAAGGAGCAGCACGTCATCGTCAATGTCGCCCAGCGGCCGGTAGTCGTGGTCGATGACCAGCCGCTCCACGTCGTCGACCACGTACCCGAGGCGTTCGGGCATCGTCGCCGGCCAGGATCGGATTAGCCGCATGGCAGCACCCCGATTCCCATGCCGTGACCCCACGGACGAGCAAGGTTGACGATCTCGTACGCCGCGGGATGGTCGCGGCGGATCTCCCACCACAGCCGCTCAACCTGCAGCGTCGGGAACAGGGCGTGGGAGTAGATGTCATGGAAGGCGATCACACCGCGGGTGACGAGCGGGCCGTACAGCTCCCAGTCGCGGCGCACCCCAGCGTCGGTGTGGTCGGCGTCGATGAACAGCAGATCGACGCTACGGCCGGCGAGTGCGGCGATCAGACGGTCCCGGGTCTCGACCAGGTGCGAATCGCCGTCAATCATGGTGGCGCCGTGGGGGTCGCACGCCATACCCGATCCCCACCCCGCCGCCTGCAGGTCGACGCCGAACACTGCACCGGCGCCGGCCGCCCTGTACGCCCACAGCATGCCGCCGCGGTCGCAGCCGACCTCGACCACCGTGGCGCCAGGCGTGACGAGCTGCAGCAGCTCGGCCGCCTCCACGGGGTCTTGGTTGGCGTGCCACTTGTCGACAGCCTCAGCTGCGACCGCGCGCATGTCCATTGTGGTCTCCGGTCCTAGAACGTCGGGGTCGACAGACCGGTTCCGGAGATCTTCTGCATGCCGTTGGCGTAGCGCCGCAGGCTGTATGCGAAGTAGCCGTACAGGACCAGCGTCACCGCCATGTCCTTGGCCCTTGGCTGCTCGGCCCGGATGAACGTGGGCGCGCCCGGGTCCTCCCACAGGTGGACCTCTTCGGCCGCAACCACATAGATCTCGTCCTGTGACGTCGCCGTGCCGAGGTTGATCGGAACGTTGGCGTCCACAATGGCCACCAGCCCGTTGGGCAGGATGCCCCGTGCGCCCTTGCCGTACGTCTCGGCCAGGTTGACACCGCCGGCCTGGGTCGGCACGCCCGGCTGTGCGAACGCCGGCCACGTAGACACGAGCTGCGCGTTGAGCCAGTGCCAACGCCGCGGGTGCATGACCGCAAACCCTGGTGTGGCGAACCCGAGGAACACCGTCTCGGCCTGGGCCTGGGCCTGCCCGAACTTCGGGTACAGCCCGGCGAACGTGCCTGGCGCCGCGACATAGGCGTTGTCCTGCGCGACAGCCGAAAGACCGGTCGTCGCCTGGTTGATGATGGTGAAATCGACCCGCGACGCGTACCGGCGGAACAGGTCGTCCATCGTAACGTCTTCGATGCCGGTACCCCGGTCGATGGCCTGCCGTGACAGGTCCTGGAAACCGGACGCTGTCTGGATGTTCTCCGTCAACAGGGTGTCGTCCATGGACACGCCCGTGGCGGTGGTGAACTCGGCCGCCTGCAGCGTCACATCCGACCCGGTGGTGATCTGGCTGATGTTGACGGTCATGCCGTCTGGCGGCAGATCGTGCTTGTTCGCGATGTCGGCCAGCGGCCGCATGGCCGCCACCTTCGGCGCGTACAGCTCGGTCAGGTACTGCGGCACCACGAGGCCGGTGAACGCGCCCGTGCCGGCGTCGCCGGCGGCACGCGTGAGCTGCCCAGCCCGCTCGACCCGCTCCTCCTGCATGTGCCGCGCCAGCCGCATGCCGGCCTCAATGTCCTTGTGAGCCCAGTCGCGCAGGACGTCGCGCAGGAACGCGCCGCCGTTGCGGGAGTTGCCCGGGTTGTAGGTGCGTTCCTCGCGCCCGACCCTGGCCACCTGGTCATAGGCGGGCTTGGGCGGACGAGCGGCCGGATCCGGCGTGCGCTCCGCCATAGCCGCATCGTTGGCGTCTTCCAACGCCTTGGACGCGCGCAGGTTGACTAGCTTCTGCTCGGTCCTCTTGCGATCAGTCTCGGCCTGGGTGTGGCGTTCCATGCACGCCGCGACGTCAGAGTCTTCGTCTGCCGTGGCAGCGCGCGCCTCCTGACGGACCTTCGCATAGATCGTCTTGACGGTGGCGAGAGCACGCTCCCGCTCTTTGATCGCCTGACCCAACTCCACCTCGGCGGACAGGATCAGCTCATCGAAAGTGAACACGATGACGCCTTTCGACACAGGGATATGAACTCCCATGCGCCGACGGCCACCGAATCTTCGGCTCGCTGTCGAGCGGTCCGCCTCAGGTCTTCTGCCCAGCGGGTCGGGTACTTACTTTCCTGCCTCCGCCATTTCTATCCACGACCGCCAGGCATCTGCCAGCGGCGTGCGATCCACGGTGGAGCTTTCGTCTGCTGTGCTACGGGTCGGCGTCATCTGCGCCGGGACCGACGTCATCTGCGTCAGGTCCGCCCGGTGGTTCAGCCGCTCCAGCGCCGCGCGTGCGACACCGACCGGCAGTTGGTCCAGCGCGTCCAGAATCTCACGGCTACGCGCTGCGATGCTTGTGTACGGGTTCGCGCCGTAGTTTACGGCGCTCGTGTCGCCGCGGTCGATGTCGTACTTGTCGATCCGGTATTCCATATAATCCGGCGACCAGCGCCCCGACGTAATCATGAACGCGAACGACTGCTCTGTGGTCACCCCGTCCTCAATGTTCAGGACGAGGTCTTTCACGTCGGAGCGGGCGGGGTTGAGCCACGCCCGGTCACCGCCGCCGATCTCGTCGCTCCACAGCTCGAGCGTGCCGGCCACGTGGGTGCGGGCCATGGCAAGGCCGCGGTGGTTGACCAGGAACACGACGTCGGGGTTTGCGGCCGTCGTCTCGTCGCCGGCGCCCGCGCTCACAACCTCCATGTACGGGCCGAAGAAGTCCCACATTTCATAGCCACGCTCGTACACGGTGTAGTAGCCCTCGACCAGATAGAACTGCTTGCCGTCCTTGTCTACCTTCTTGGCCCGCAGCCGTGGCGGCATCGGCTGGTCGCCTCGCTTCAGCCACGACGTGTCAACCATCCGTGCCGCGCCGCCAGGCACCTGCAGCCGCGAGGCCATGTCACCGTTGGACGACGACGCGGCCTCGGCGCGACGCTCCGCCGCGTCGCGCATCTGGATAGACGGTTCGGTCATGCTCACTCCGGCATCGCTGGTCGTGTCCACGGTGTCCGTCATCGGATTGGCTCCTCCCACTGTATTGCCTCGCCCACGGTCGCAAGCGCACGCACCGGTTCACGTGTGTCAGCCAGCTCTGCCTTGACCGCAGGCGGCTCGCCCGGCGTCGGGTTCGTCCTCGGCGCACCGTACAAAGCATCGAACTCCGCTTTCTGTTGCGGCGTCAGCGGCGGCTGATCGTAGAGCGCCCGCGCCTCCGTGTTCGTCAATGTTCGGTCCTTGATTCGCTGCCCGATCACCTTGGCCTGCGTCTCGGGATCCATGCGCAGCAGCACAGACGTAGTCAGCTTCACAAACCTAGGTTTCGGCTGTGTCTTCGAAAGGTTGTTCTCGGCGAGCGTCACCGCCGGCTGCAGGTTCATGATGAGGAACTGCAGGTTACGCGACAGCGCCGTCTGATAGACCAGGCTGCCTGGTGCGCTGATAGCGGCGTCAATCAGGTCGGCGGGGCAGTCGAAGAAACGACAGATCTCGGTCAGGCCGTACCGCCGGCCCTCCAACCATTCCATGCCGGCGGCCTGCGCCTGCATGAAGTCGTACTCCCAGTCGTTGCCGTGCACGAACAGGTCACCGTTGGATATCGACGCCTTCCACCGGTCCTTGATGATGCCGGCCTCTTTCGGCAGGAGCTTCTTCTGTGTGTTGCGCAGCCGCGCCTTCGGCACACCGCCGGCACCGAACCAGTCGAGCGCGAACTGTTGCAGCGAAAGGTACTCACCGATCGACCAGGCGGCGTACGCGATCGGCGAGAGGCCGACGTCAAGGCCGGCGACGACGTTGGTCCGCTCGTGCCACACCTTCTCAGGATCATATTTCTTGTTGTCTATCTGATACTCGAGCTTGCCTGTGGTCGCGCGTCGGATAACTTTGCACTTGTCTATCGGCTGCAACTCGATACGCGCGGGCAGGCCCAGCGCGTTAACCTCGGTGATCAGCCCGATGCAGTTGCCGGCCCGGTCCAAATCCATCTGACGGGCCTTCATCCAATGCAGAAAGTCCCACCGCGGCCCACCCGGCTCAATGAGCAGCTGCGGCTTGGGCAGCTCAACCCGCACGTCCACCCCGTCGATCCGCTCCTTCCGGAAAAGATCGATCGGGAACGTGGACATCAGATTGGACCGCAGCCGCAGACACGCCCACACCGCGGAGTGACGCATCGCCGTATCCGACGTGACCGCCACCGACCCTGTCTTAGCCCCCTCACGCCGAGGGATCAAATCAACCATCGACTCGCCCGCCGCACGGGACTGGCCACGGCCACGCGAAAACAGGCTCATCCGCGCCCCACAATCCACTCGTACACCCGCACCAAGGCGAGGACCGTAACGCCGGCCACACCCACAGCCGGCAAGCCGACGAACGGGTACACCAACGCGGCCAACCCGAACGCGACCAAGAGCACGGCCAGAACGTCGAGCGCCGTCGTCACGACCTCCTTGTAACCGTCCATACACGCATCCCGTCAGCTCGTGCACTCTGGAGTGTCGTCGTCGGCGTGCAGCCACTGCCCATCATGCTCTGGGTACACGGTACGGCCACACCGTCCACATGGACGTGTGACGTCCACCGAATCAAGCACGTCATAGTCGTTGCCGCCCTTCTCATCCGAGCCGAGCATCGCCAGGACCACCCCGTACAGCGGCGACAGGTTCCCGGCACTGGTCTTGTTCACGAACGTGAACGCCCCACCCGAGCCTTGATCCAAACGTTTCGCCGCACCCAACGCCCGGTCCAACTCGGGCTGGCCCAGGTGGAAAATCCGGATCCCGTCGTCGTCCTCACGCACCACATCGCCGGTGGCGTCGTAGAAACGGCCACACGCGGCCGCGGTCTCCAGCGTGTTCGGGGTCAACACCTCAATGTTGAGGCCCTTGTCTTTCAACTCCTTCCGCAGCGGTTCGATCAGCGAATTGCCGGGCCGTCGGGGGTCAATCACAAACGCGCACGGCTGCTGTTTCTCCGCGATCTCCACCGCTCGGGGCAGCATCCACGACGTACCACCCAACCCCGCGTCCACCTTGTGGCCCGGCTCCAACACCTCCCCGTGCCAATGTCCGTCCTCGCGGCGGCCCGCACCGCAGATAAACCCGCCCAACCGATCCTTTGTGATCTCCAACGAAACCGCCAAGTCCCGGTCGATCTGCGAACCCGGGTCCTTGCGGTTCTCCCACGTCTCCTCACGAATCAATGTCCACCTCGGGGTCTTCTCGATCGGCGCCCAACCCAGGTACTCCGCGCAGAAGTCGACCAGGTTGCCCGCTTCCGTCATAGCTTCGTAGTCCTGGCGGATCGTGGCCTCGTCCACAGTGAAGCCAAGCCCCGGCATGCAAGCGCGCCACGTCGCCGGGTCACCCGGGTCCGCGTCCTCGGGCGCCGAATACTCGAAGTATGCGACGCCGTGGCGCAAATCCGCCTCAACACCTGCCCGTCCAGTGTTGCGTTTGCTGTGAAGGTACGGCCACGTTCCCGGCAGCGCCCGAGACAACCCGGGGATCATCGACGCGATGATGATCTGCGTCGAGGTGCGGGTCATCATCGTTGGGCGCATACCCAGCTCGGTGCGGAAATTCTCCCGCGACCACGCCTCATCAATGACGCCCAGGTCCAACGTGTCGCCGGTGCCGGCAGTCTTCCCCGTCGTCGA